CTTAATGAGAGCAAATAAAAAACTAAAAAGAAAACTAATGAAATTTAGTATTGATGAAAAAGAAATCAAATTATGAGTATATTTAAAAAATTTAAAATTACAAATAAAGGTCTATATTGGGGACTTATTATTACTTTTGCACTGTTATACTTATTTGTAGGATTTGTATCAACTTTACACTCTATTACATTTTTTCATTTAGCAAATACAATGAGTCTTGCTATACTTCTTGGTATAACATATGAAATTGGTCAAGCTTCTGTATTATTTTCTATATTAATGACTAAAAATAAAGATAAGTTTTTACCTTGGGCATTAATGTTTTTATTAACAGCTTTACAAGTAACTGCAAACGTATATGCTTCATTTAAATTTATGTCTAATTCAGGGAGTGATGACTGGGTATATTGGCAAAAATCTATTCTAATAGGATTGCAAGCTCAAAATGCCGAAATGTATCAAATTATAATTTCATGGATTGCCGGTGCTTTACTTCCAATTGTAGCTCTTGGAATGACAGCATTAGTTGCACAAAATATGAAACTAATGACTGAAGAATTTGAAGAAAAAAAGAAAATTGGAACTGTTTCAGATGAAGAAGTTGAAGAAATTATAGAAAATGAAATAGAAAAAAGAACATCACCTAAAGAAAATAATATTAACGGTGAAGAAATATCTGAAGAATATGGTGATTTATTAATAGAAAAAAATGATGAAAAAGATAATGAAGAAATAGATATTCATATGGGAAAAACTGAAGATGATATTTATGAAATAAAAAAGGAAGAATCAAAATCTATAGATAATCTTAATGAAGATAAAGATCAAAAAAATTGGTTTCATTTAGATGAAGATTTAGAATCTGAATTAAATGAAATATATGACGGTGAAGAAGATTTATTAGAAGATTTAGATTCTGAATTAGAATCAATTCCATCAAAAAAAGAAGATGAAATAAAAATTCCAGATTCAAAAAAAGTATAGGAACTTCTATAAAAGAGGAAATAGAAGTTCCAGAAACAGAAAAAATATCTGAGCCTCTTACAGAAACACTTATAGATGATAATGAAATTTCAAATGTTAACAAAGACTTAGATTTAATCAAAGAAGAAAAAAAAGATTTGGATAATATAACTATTATAAAAGAGGAACGAAGTGACGAGATATCATCCGAGTCTATCGATGATTTATTAGAGGGTTTAAAACCTTATGTAGATGACGGTGTTGAAGTATTAGATGCAAAAGCTATACCAACATCCGAAAAAGTAAAAAAAAACGAAGAAGAACTTTAGATAGAAGAGTAGATAAATTTGGAATTCCTATTAATCCTGGAGAACATTTAAATTTTGATAGAATATAAGAGACTTGCATGCAAGTCTCTTTTTTTATGAAATAATATTCATTTAAATCTTGAATAAATAAATAAAATAATTATGAATTTATGACAGACATTTTCAATAATCTTACTAATGACTATATAAATCCTGATTTAGCTCCATGTGCTGGTGAAGCTGACGAATCTTATTTTGAATTCTTACACGGAGAACAAGTAGGAATTATATCAGGTAGTAATGTTATATCTGCACTAGGATTAAGTAGTATTGAACAAAGTATTGATGGTTATGTTCAGCAATCAAAAATATTACAATCTGGAGAAATTACATATATACCTGGAATGACTAAAGGTATTGAAGAACAAGTTCAATATTTTCCATGGGATGGTTCTGTTGTTTATACAGGATCTAATCATATGTATTATATGAGTGTTAATGTGTCAATTAATTATTACTCTAATTTTAGATATTATCAAAATGGTTTTATAGCTTCTGCCGATCCTACAGAAGAAACAACTATTGAAAATGCTATAGACATTGCTTTAGCAGCACTTGGTGTATCTGTTGATTCTACATACGATTCAAGTGGCTTGACATTTACAGGCGAAACTGCCGGATATTGGTTTGATGTAACAGCAGTAGACGTAAGTCTTTGGGATTCTACTTATCCTATGTATGCAGAAGAAATAATAGCTGAAGATGTTTCATCAAAAATTCCAGCATTTAAATATCCTAATGGTGGTATGTTAGGATATGTTCTTAAAGTTACATATCCCACAACAGCAGAAGATTATGAAAAATACGTTAAGATTAATCATGTTCCTGATTATTTAACATATTACTCACCGATAAGTGTTTCAGAATTTAGAACTCAAGCAACATATGAAGCTTCAACTTATTGGGATGCAAGTTCGGGAGGAAGTGAAGTTGATGTTTCTGTATTTTTGACATATGCAACATATGAAACTTCAACTTGTTATGATAGAGATTATGATGCAGTAGATGTAGGTGCAAGTGGAACTTCATGTGATCCAGATGCAATAACAGCAGCAGATTATCTTGATAAAGTTGAAACTAATAATTTATGGGAAAAAGTTGGTCCATTAAGAATATGGATAACTGCTGAAGATGAAGATGATTCAACAGAAGAAAATTTAATAACAGGATTTTATGTTTATAATCCTCAAACATTTTCAGTACAGATTGATTATATGACAATAATATAATATGAGTAAATTAGTAACAGAAACTATATATGACTATATGAGATTTACAAGAGATGGTGAACCTATTTCTGATATGGGAATAGGAATCAATAAATTAATTAGAGAATGGCTAACTAAATATCATTTTTCTAAACATTTATATAAAATTAATGAAAATCATAAAATTACAGTATATGATGTAGTTATTTTATCTAATAGATTAAAAGAAAAAGAATTACCAGAATACATTCAATTTGATGAAGTACATGGAGGATTTCATTGTGATCATAATAAATTAGTATCATTACAAGGAGTAGCAGAAACTATATCAGGCTCTTTTATATGTAAAGATAATAATTTAAAAAGCTTAAAGTATGGACCTCGTTATGTTGATAAAGATTATTCTGCATCATATAATAAATTAGAATCATTAGAAGGAATTGCTTCATATATTGGTGGATCATTATGGATAAGTCATAATAATATTAAATCATTAAAATATTGTCCTTCTGAAATTAATGGAAATTTAGATATAGCCTTTAATTCTATTGAAACACTAGATCATTTTCCTATTGTATGGGGAGATTTAACGTTTACACCTAATGATAAAATAAATAAACAACTTATTAAAGAAAAACTGGGTAATAAAATACATGGAAAAATAATTGCAATGGAAGACAAAATATTCTAAGTTAATATAAAATCAATAGAAAAAAATTAAAATATTATGAAACAAAATTTTTATCCTACATTTGAGGAATTTAAAAAAGAAATTAAATCTGGTTCAATTATATTAAGTGAAAGTGAAGCAGCTGATATAAGTTCAATTCCAAAACTAATAGATCAAGAAGAAGCTATTTCTCCATATACAGGAAAAAAGATAAATGTTAAAAAGGTTGCAGATGAAATAGAAAAAGCAAAATTTAAAATTACTACACAATCACCACTGTATCGTCCATATGTTCATGAGATGACTCCAACTATTTATACTTGGGTACTTCCTACTATGGCTACTGATGGAGTTAGATTATTTGTAAATCCTGAATTTGCGGCAGAATTATCTTGGTTGGGAAAAATATTTGTAATCATTCATGAAATTATGCATTGTATTTATATGCACCAAGAAAGAGGAAAGGGATTTGATCATCAATTATTTAATGTTGCAGCTGATTATGAAATTAATACAATTATTGTAGATACAACAGATGACTTTGATGAAAATTTTGTTAATAATGAAATTCATGGTTTATACGATAAGAAATATTTAAATAAACCTGTAGAAGAAATATATCGAGATTTAGAGAAGAATCCTCCACAGTTGCCTCCTCCACCTTCAAATGTAGGTCAAGGATCTCCACAATTTGGTGGACAGCCAGGTCAAGGACAGCCAGGTCAAGGACAAGAAGGTGAAGGAGGATCAGGTCAAGGAGGTCAAGGTGAAGGAGATCAAAGTCAAGGTCAAGGTCAACCTGATGATGCTAAAAAACAACAAGCTGCTGCAGCTGCTCAATCATCTATGGCTAAAAAACTTAAAGATATTGATAAAGGTAGATCGGGCGGAGTTATTGATACAAAAACGGGAGAACAAATTGCCGAAGCTTCAGGATATTCTCCGGAAGAAGCAAGACAAGGTGAAGAATCAAGAGCTAAATGGGAAGCAAATGCTAAAGAAATATTAAAGGCTGCAGAAAAACTTAAACAAGCTGGAAATGTTAGAGGAGACGCACTTATAAATAGTCTTAAAAAATTCTTAAAAGGATCTCAAAATTGGAAACAACTTTTAAAAGCATATGTTGGAAATGCTCTAATGCCCGAAAAAGAGTATAGAGTAGGAAGCAAAAAACATTTATATAAAAGTAGAGAATATTTAAAAAGAGGACTTAAGAAAAAGAAATCAGGTATCAAAAAAGCCGTTGTTGCAGTTGATGTATCAGGTTCTATGTTTGTAGGTGATACATTTGAAAAAGTTATGGGTGAAGTAAACGACATTATATTTGCTAAAAAAATTAAAGAAATAACTATTCTTTTCTTTGATACTCATGTAGATCCAAGTTCAGTTCAAAAAGTTAAAGCTACTCAAAAAGTTTGGAAACCTAAAAATATTAAAGGTGGAGGAGGTACTGAGTTTCAACCAATTTTTGATTGGATTAAAGCTCATATGAATGATTATGTAAATCTATGTATAGTTTTAACAGATGGATACGCGTCAAATCCAAAAACACCACCATATCACAATAAAGTAATATGGATGATATATGATAATTTTGATTGGGAAAGACCATTCGGTAGAGCTATAAGAGTTGCAACATCAGATATGTAAAAAATAATATATAAATTATAAAATAAAATAAAAATAATAAAATGAGAAAATTAGTTCCAGAATCATTAGTAGAATCTACAATTTATAAAGAACATCAAAAATTAACTGAAGGAAAAGTTCGTGATTGGTTTAATAAAACAAAAAATCTTATAGGTGGAGTTTTCAAAAAAGTTGGAGATTTCTTTGTAGCGTTATATAAAGATAAAATAGTACCAGCTATAGCTCCAATTAATATTGGAATAATGTGTAAGAATAAACAAATCAAAAATATAGAATTTATTCCAAGTGCAAGTGATGTACAAAAAGAACCTTCTTTATCTTCAATGCAATCAGGAAAACATATTTTAGATAGAATTAAAAGTGATTATCAAAGACTAGCAAAAATAAATACTGCTAATAAAAGATTAATTAGAGTTTTTGAAAGTACATCTTATAAAAGAGATAAATCTTTAAATGAAGATAAAGTTCCTCTAAAATATACTGGAGAAGATAAAATTAGAAATGTAAATTCTGAATTCTTAGTTAAAAGATTAATGATGCAAATTAGAAGACCTTCACTAATGCCTCCTCTTATCTGGGGTGCTCCGGGAATTGGAAAAACAGCTATTACTAACTCTTGTATTAGATCATTAGGTCCTGGACACAGACTTATAGATGTTCAAACTTCTAGAATGACTCCTGATGACTGGACACTTCCCGCTGTTAGAATCTTTCAAAAAGGAAAAGATGGAGAAACTCAAGAAGTAGCAAAAGATATTCCAAAAAACTGGCTACCGGTTTTTACTCCTTCAAATGATCCTGAAGAAAATGCAAGAAGAGATGATATTGCAAATGATGGTGAAGGAGGAATAATTTTCTTAGATGAGTTATCTAGAGCTCCAGAAGAAGTTCAAAATACATGTTTGAAACTTATAGGTGAAAGAAAAATTGGTGATCAAGTTTTAGGAAGTAAATGGGCTATAATAGCCGCTACAAATAGAGAATTAGACGATCCTACTGGTCAAGTTGAAATTAGTTCTGCTCTTGCAAACCGTTTTCAACATTGGAATTTTGTTCCTACTGCTGATGAATGGATTGAATGGGCTAAAGGAGCTGGTATTGATGAGAGAATAACTACATTTGTAGATTTTAATAGAGATCATTTTTATCTATTTGATAATGAAACTAAAGTTAACACTACTCCTCGTTCATGGGAAGCATTGTCACACATACTTCAAGCATGTAAAGATTTCAATGATATATTATTTACGAAAGCTGATATGGAAGCCATGATTGCAGGAACTGTTAATTCAGCTACAGTAGAAGCATTTGTAGCATTTTTAGTTCTACTAGAAGCATTTAAACCAGAACAAATTAGAATGGTGTTTACGGATCCAGAAAAAGCTCCTAAACCTAAAAAAGAAGGTTCTGGATTTAATATTCCTCAAGCTAATGCATTGATTGGTGCAGTTTGTTCTCAATCTAAGGGTAGAGAATTATCTGCTAAAGAAGTTGAAAATTATGTTCAATATTTTATTAATTTAGGAAATCCTTCATTAGCAGGTAAAGCTTTATTTCTATTAGTTGAAACACATCCATATATACATAAAGAAACAGGAGATATTAAAGGAAAAGAAAAATATAAGAAAGCTATGGATATGTTTAGAGCTGCATTCGGAAATATTAAATTTAGTTCTAGAGAAGACGTAATGGGAGGATAATAAATTTGAAAATTGTTAGAGAACATATTGTTTTAGAAGGTTATGGTGCCGGTTTTTCAATGTCTGCTGGTGGTAGTTTCACCGGTGGTATGGGTGGAACTACAAGAGGTGGATTTGGAGGAGCATGGAATAGTGGCGGGCCTACTACTATGTATACTTATGAAATTAAACCGCTTAATCATACATTAGAACCCAGGCCTTCAGCAAATCCAGAATTACATGAAATACAAATAGGTTCAAAAATAGCAGGATATGCTGTTAGATCAAATGCTACACCTGATAATAAAAGGAAATACAAAGGTATTGTTAGATCAATAGTTACAACAAATGATAATGCATTAAAATTTTATATAATTCAAGATGAAGCTACACAAAAATCTGTTAAAATAGAACCATTAAGTGCAAGATTATTAATTAATGAACCTATTGAATATTATTATGATGCAACAGATACTCAAAGAAGTAGAAGAAAAGAAAAATTAAAGAATATAAAAAACGAAAGTTTTATAGTAAGAGAAAAAATAGAAATAATATAATATGAAAAAAGAAAAGGAGGCTTAAGCCTCCTTTTCTTTTTTCAACCAAGGTACTTCAAATTTATGTATTTTAGTACTTAGTTTTTTAACATAAACACTATTTTCCGGAACATTAAATAACATTATAGCTGGATCGCCTTCTTTCCAATTCTCAAATTGATATACAGCTTTTTCAATTAATTCATCGTTAAAGTGACTTTTTGCACTCCAATTTTCTAATTTTTTTCTAATATTTTTTCTTATCCATGCACCATGAGCCATTCTAATCACTTCATCTGGAAAGACATATGTACCTATATTCATTGGATTAAAAATTCTTCTCGTTGGATCTGTAGGTCCCGGAGCCGGTCCTTGAAACGTATACTGAAAATATGTTGAATGAATTCCTGGAACTAATGGTCTAAATGGATAAACTAAATAATGCTCAAAATCTTTATAATAATTTACATAACTCCAATAGGTAATTGGCCATCCGTTTTCATTGATTTGTCTTTTTGCTTCTCTAAATTGTTCAGGATCATAAAGTTCATCTGCATCTATATTAAGAATATGAGAAAAACCTCTTTCTTTCATCATTCTAATTCCCATATTTCTTTTAACAGTTTCTTCTTCTCTATTAGGTTTTGATGTGTCGGGTTCAAATTTAATAAGCTCATCTATTAATTTTATCTTATGCAAACGATTAAGTTCTTCCATATCTATAGGATCTATAGGATTTCCACAATAAGATCTATCTTGATATATCGCAACAACATAATCTACTTGATCTCTTATTTCAGAAATCAATGTTTCTAACATTTCACTTGCATCAAATGCGTTGATTGTCAGAGCAAGTTTCTTAATCTTTCCCATATTTTAATATGTTTTATTTTTTTTATTACTTAAAAATTTTAAAATTTCCTTTTCCTTTTTATGTTTATCTTTATTTATATTTTTTATATCTTTATTAATCTTAATTATTAATATAATTGATAGAAATACTATAATAATTATACCTATACCAACTAAATATAAACAAATTTTTTCAAGCATTTTTTATTTCTATATATTTTTTAAGTATTTCTATTTTAATTTTTCAGAATTTTTCTTATTATAAATTTTATTATAGCATTTCTTACAAAGTTGACCCGTGCCTTCAATATAATAATTGCGTAAATTAATATCCATATCTTTTGTTATATTAGGTAAAATTTTGCCGCAAGAAATACATTTTTCAAAAATTGATTCTTTCTTTTTCTTCTTTTTCATTTTTAAACTCCTGTAAATAATTTAGCTTTTAATACTGGATACGACTCGTAATTAGTTAATTTAAAATCTTTATATTCTAAATTTAATATATCTTCTAATGAATTAAGTTTTTTATTTATTAATAATTCCGGTAATTCTTTCGGTTCTCTTTTTAATTGTTCTTTAACTTGAGGAATATGATCTAAATATAAATGAGTATCTCCTCCTATCCATGTAACTTCACCTGGAATCATATTTACGGTTTTTGAAATAATCATAAGTAATAATGACATTGAAGCAAGATTAAAAGGAACGCCAAGAAACGTATCGCATGACCTTTGATACATATTTAAATCAAGATAAAATTTTGGAACAAACGCATTTTCTAAAATTTTTTCAACATCTTTCCTTATAAGAGAAAGAGGTGGTTTATATTTTTCAAAATAAAAATTAACTCTTTCTTCTTGTGTCATAGGTCTTACGATAAACTGATAAAGAAGATGACAAGGAGGAAGAGCCATATCATTAAAGTCAGATTTATTCCATCCATCTATAATATGATACCTACTATATGGATTAGTTTTTAGCCCTTCGATCACATCTCGAACCTGGTCGACACCGTTTTGATTCCTCCATTGGTAACCATAAACCTTACCAAGATCACCAATCTCATAACCACATTTTCTAAGGTCAAGTATATGAAATTTTAACTGTGGATAAAATCCATCATACTTTCCTCTAAAATATTCTATAAAATCTTCCTGAGTTTTAAAATAAATCTCTATTTTATAATCTTCACAATATTTTAAATACCAACGATATGCGTCTCCGTTCCAGATGTTAACATTATTATCTACTAAATATTTAATATTTGTATCACCTCTTAAGAACCAAAGAAGTTCATGAATAATTCCTTTAAAATACATTTTCTTAGTTGTAAGAAGAGGAAATCCTTCTGATAAATTCATTTTAATAATTCCATTGGATATGCCTATAGTATTAGGCATATTTTCTCTTCCAGATTCTTTTTCTATACCGTGTTCTAATATATTACTTAATAAATCAAGATACTGTTTCATGTATTATTAATTTTATTATTATATGAAATTTAAGTGAAGAGTTTTAAGAATTTGTTAAAAGATTTTTATTGTCTTCTTAATTCAAGCTTACCTCCAGTAGCGCCATCCCAAAATGTAAAGTCATATGTAGAATTTTTCATTTGACTAGCTACAGATCGTCCAATAGCTTCTGCAAGTTTGTCTATTTGCTCATCAGACAATACTGCTGATTTCATAGGAACGCCTGCAGCTGCGGTAGTAGTTGAAGTTGATCTTTCTGGAAGTTCTGCAGTAAGTTCTTCGTGTTTAGCTGAAACAGCAGCAACTTTTATAAGTTTCTCTATATTTAAACTATCCATATTAGTAACAAGTAACCCTACATTAGAAGCTAAAGTTCCAATAGCACTACCTAAATTATCTATATGAACAATTGTTTTAGATAGTTTATCAAAATTAGAAATAACTTTAACAAAGTCTTTTAGAGATTTATCTAATATTTTTGATTTATCGCTAATAGAAGATATTTTATCTTCTGTTAATGAACTTTGAAATTCATCTATAAACATAGAAATTCCTGATACCATACTTTTTGCAATTTTCTCAATACTAGTCCATCCAATTACATTTCCATCTGAATCAAATTTAGTAGGCATTTCTCCAGTGCTTCCAAAATTTGCATATTGCTGTAATACTTCAGAAAACTTAAGAATGGGTTCTAATAATCCAAATTTATCTCTTCCTACTTTAAGACCCATTAATCTAAATGCAGACTTTCCTAAAAGTATTTCTGCAAATTTACGAGTAGTCTTTGTAGAAAGATCTTCTAACATATCTTGATTTTCTGAAAAACCTGTAAAAAATGATTTTAACGTACTAACAATACTTCTAACTATATCTTTTGGTCTTGTATATCCTTTTATTTTTGTTCTTCCTTTATTATCAACTTCATATATAGGAATTTGATTTACTTTTGAAAACATAGTTAATACTTCAGCAAATTTTCCTAATGCATCCATTATTCCAGGAACTTCAGCTGAAAATATTCGAATTCCTAATAATTTTGGACCTTTTACGCCTAATAATAATTGAGATAAATATGCCATCTTTTCTGCAGAAGGAATAATTTTAGGATCTTCTAATGTTTTAACTAATGTAGTAAAGAAAGTTCCTATTGATCTTGCAATGTTTGTTGAAGATTTCATTACATTAATCTCTTTTCCTTTATCATCTTTCATTACACCAGGTTTTTGAAATGCATCAAGAGCTCTTGCAAATCTTTTAAGAGCAAATGATACTCCTATTAATAAGAAAATAGAGCCTACTAATATTGCAGCATTTTTTCCAATAGTTCCTATTTTTCCAAAAAATCCTTTTCCTTCAGCATCACCTAATAATGCTTCTGATACACCTCCAATTACACCAGATAATATTCCCCCGACCATTAACTTAATATTTTCTTCAACAGTTATTAATCCTTCTCTTCCTCCTAATTTAGCTATAACAGCTGTTATTCCTAATGCTATTAAAGAAAATATTCCAAGAGATATTCCTATTCCAATAAGAGCAAGAGTTCCTGGAATAATTAAAATACTAAGTAATCCTAAACCAGCAAATGTTAGTCCTAAAAATGCTATTCCTTTAGCCATAGTGACTATCATTTCACCTATATTTATATGAAATATATTAGCTAATAATCCATAAACTCCTCCTATTGCTAAAATACCTCCTGCAACAGCTATCATTCCTAAGCCCATTTGTTGAACTGCAATTCCTCCTCTCCTAATAAGTCCTCCAAGAATTCCTAAACCAGCAAATACTAATCCCATATATGCAATAGTTCTTAGTGCAATTTTTAATGCTTCATCAGTTTGATACATACTTCCAGTTATCATATTAGCTAAATGAATTGATCCTATAAAAGCTAATATTCCTAAACCCGCTAAAGTCATTCCTATTCCTAAATCTGCGATTGCTCTTCCTCCTCGAGCAATTAATGGTGATAATATACCTATTAAAGTAAATCCTCCAGCAATAATTGCAATAGAACCTATAATAATTCCCATTGATGCTAATGGACCTACGCCAAATATTTTAGATGCTAATCCTAAAGCTCCTACCATTAAAACTATAGAACCTGCAAATGATAACATAACTAATGATATACTTTTTAATACATTTGAAATTCCAGTTAGTGCAACTCCTAATCCTGCTAATGCTGCTGCACCAGCTAATACAAATGGTAATGTTGCAGGATTTCCTACAACAGCTAAAGCGGTCATTAATGAAATAATTCCCGTTCTAGTTGCAGCAACAAATCCAAGTCTTTGCATAACACCAAATTTAAGCACGCCTTTTGCTAAATCAGGTAACGCTTCTGATATGATATACATAGCTTTAGCAACTTCTTTTGCAGCAAAAGAAGCTCTTACACCAAATACTTTAGATACAAGTAATATTTCAGATAAAAATTTTATTAATGAAAGTTTAAAAGCTCTTGGAACTAATCCAAATTTTAACACTCCTCCAGCAAGTTGTGTTACTCCAGATGATAGTTGTTTTAAAGCTCCTGCCGTACTTTTTACATTTTCAATTTTTTGTTTATCATTTACGATTTCAGCAATATTTAATCCTAATCCCTCTGCAGTTTTTGTCTCTTTTGATTTCTTTTCAGAAGGCGTGCCAGGAGCTCCCATCTTTGCATTAATCTGTGATAATACACCAAATATATCTTGTAATAACTCAGGAGATGTCTTCATAAAAATTAATATGAATTTATTTTATATATCTTTAATAAAACAAAAAAGACTCTTTCGAGTCTTTAAGATTTAGGCATATCAAATTTTGGCATATTAAATTTAGGAATATCTACTTTAGGAACTTTGAATCCACCATAATCTGTTGGAGCTTTAGCTTTATATTGTCTTTCAGATTCTCTTTGTTGTTTTTCATATTCTCGGTTTTCAGCTTCTATATGTTCTTCATATTCTTTTATAATTGATTCTATTCTATAAAATTCAAGTCTTTCAAGTTCAGAAGGTGCTATATGAAGTTTAAAAGTAAATATAAATTCGATCTTATTCCAATTCTCTAAATGGATCTGAAATAAGGAAAAGAGATTTAATTCCGCCTTGAAAATTAAGTGGAGCTTCATGCTCCACACCCCCTTCATCTACATATCTAATAACAGGATTAATTGTATCTGCAAAAATCTTCTTAAAATGAACCATTAATGATATTGTAGTTACATCCCAATTAAGAGATTCTTGAGCAAATTGTGAATAAATATCATCAGATAATCCTCTCCAATTTCTAATTACAAATGGTGCAAATGTTATATAATCTTCATCAAAAGGTTCTTGAGCTTGTCTTTTTCGAATAAGATATTTTTTAATCCATTGTGTAACTCCAACTGTTGGAATATCTAATTTAATAATATTTTTATTTTTTAATTTAAGAACAAAACATCTTTCTTGATCATTATAATATTTCATTAATTTAGGATCTAAAGTAATATAACTTATCATATCCTTTGTAACATCCACCTTTTTATTTTCTGATATATTAACTTGAAGCTTATTTTCTCCATTAGCAAAGGTTAATTCATGAACTGCCAAAAGAATATAGAATCTATCAACTTCTTTAATATCTTTCCAAGATAAATGAGCTGCTTCAACACCTGCAGCTTTAATTGTAATACATCTTTCAAGAATATAATTTAACATATCATCTAATGCAGAAAAATCATCTTCTTGTAATGTTGACCAATGTCTTATTTCTCCGCCATTTGCTGCACGAATAGTTACTTCAGTACCTGGAGGATAAAATAAACCTCTTGTTGGAAATTCTTCAATTTTTAAAGGAATCCATCCAATATTATTACTCATAGACATTTTTGTTTCTGCTATTCGTTGTTGAGGTAATTTAACATCAGGCATTTCTATTTCAGGACCTATTTTATCTTCTATATTTGAAGTAGATTCTTTAACATTTTCTGCTTTATTTGCATATTCTTCTAAAACCTTTTCTCTATTTTCTTTTTCTTCATTCTTTGGCATATCACATAAAATTTAATATTTCTATATTATATATCATTATAATCATAAAAACTATCAAAGTTTCATAAAAAAAGAAGAATATGCATATTCTTCTTTATTCTTTATTTGTTAAACGTTTAAAATAACTTATGAATTTATTAATAGAATCTTTATATGGATTAATACCTTTAAATCCTATTATTTTTCTTGTTAGATATGGATGAGTTTTAAGAGTAATATTAAATGCTTGTAATGCTAATGAAGGAGATTCAGAAATAAAAGGTATTAAATTATCTATATAAAAATCAAAATCTTCAGGAGTTAATTTAATATCATTTTGAGGAACTATATCGGATATATTAAAATTATCAACATCTTCATCAGAATCATGATATGAATAACTAATAGGCACATCTATTGTAGGTGTGCCTATCCATTGTTCGTATATGTTTTCTTTAACTAATGTTTTCATTATACTATAGTTTCGTCCCACATATCTACGGCTACTCCAAATCCTGTTATTGTATATATTTCAGTAGAACTATAATCTATTTCTGGAGCAGTTATTGTAGTCATCGGGAATACATTATAGCATTTCCATTGCCAAAATGGACGAGCAGCTCTATCATACATTGTAATTAACATTCTAGGAGCAACATAATCAGCTTTTAATCCAGATCTTCCTGTTAATGGATCATAAACTAAATCGCACCATTTACGTAATGTTTTAAGAATATATGCACTTGGTGTTCTATCTACATTAACTTCAAAATCTATAGTTAAATCCATGTGTGTATTATCAGGCTTTCCACCTGCAAATCTTCTCTCAGCCCACTTATAATATTGAGTTGCTAAAGATGTAGGCATTTTATGTGATTCTAAGCCAGATATTTTTTTAACATTCTCTAACATTAGATTTGTATTTTCTGTAGATGAACCAACTCCTTCAGGTAATTCTATTTGAATCGTAAATAGATTTAAATATACTGGTTCATATAATTCTTGAGATGCTCTAGAATTTCTAAAGTGTGATAATCCAAATGAGCCCTGTGATTTAAAATCTGCCATATCGTGTTTAACTTATTTTATTTTATATATTTTTAAAATATAAATCCTCCTGAACTAATACCTGCTTCTGTATTAAGAGTAATTCTGTTAACAATTTTAGTAAGAGCTCCAGTTACCCAAACATTAATATCAACTATTCCAAATCCATCTGCTATTACATCTGCAGTATTATTTGTTTCATCCATAACTACTTCATATTTTTGAAGAGCTCCCGCATCTTTAGTAGTTTGAAGTATTGGAGTAATAGCATTAATAATATTTAAGCGTGTTACTGCATTATTAAAATTAAATACATAAGGTTGTAATACACTTTCAATTTGAATTTCAAGAGTATTAAGTAATTCTCTAACATGAAGATTATTAAAATCACTCTTAACATCTTGAAATGCAGTAGCATTTGAATATATCATTATTTGACCTGATGCAGGCTTTTCTATAATTGAATTATATCCAAATGGTTCAAGATAATCTCTATCTGTTTTATCAATCATATATTCTACACCAGCAATATTAGGATTTGAAAGAATTCCATTTCTATTAGCTACAATTGCAAATGGATCTCCTCCTAAGAATTTTTGTATGTACGCATTTGCTACATCAGCTGCTGGAGGAATATTTAAAATTTTTCCACCTTCATTATATCTAAGGAAAGGACCAAATACTCCACAATATTTAGAACCATTTACTTCTAATGGAAGAGTAAATTTAAATGATCTTGGCATATCTGGATTTCCACCTGCTGGAATATATTCTGTACTAAATACAGGAACAGGATCTGTTCCACTTACAAATGTATCACAGAAATATGGATTTGTTGATGTTGCAAAATGAGAAATTGAAGGAGCATTAATTAATGCTGTACATTTTCCTCTTCCTTTTGCTAATTTTGAAAGATAAACTTTTCCTCCCATTTGATTTTCTAATCCATAAGCCATTGTATCTACAATATAACGGAAATCAATCATATCAGGATTAGTTAATCCTCTATATATTCCGTCATCATCTAACATTGAATAAATTTTCTCTACACCTTCTTCAGCATTTACAGCACCATTAGAATCATAACCAGGTGTATGTCTACTAGAAATTGTTAATCCATCAAGTTTAATAAATTGATAGTATGAAACAAGAGATGCATCATCAATAAATTTTTGAACTTTTAAACTATCTGTAGAATCATCTAAATATGCTGCTTCTGCGGTTTCAACAATATATGCTGAACCATCATAATATTTATTAGTTACATAAGTAACACCTGGAATACCTGTAGCACCGGCTACAGTAGTTGATTTTTTAACTAAATCACCAACTGTAATAGCATATGCATTAGTAGAAGCAGAAATTGAAAAAGTACGATATGTAGTACTTGTAGATGGATATACTGCAGCCGAAACGTCAGTATGAATTACACTATCACTAGCATCAATTACATAACTTAAAAATCTTGAACTAACATCTCCTTGATCAATCCAATTATGACCAACTAAATCTACTACATAAGAAGCTCCAGTAGCAGTACTTTCTCCAATTTCCCATTGACCATCTGATGCATCCCAAACTAATTGATCAAGAGCTGCATGGTTAATATTTAATAGAATTCCAGTTAATGGAGTTGCAGCATTAACAACAGTTTCAATATATTGTTCTGAACCAGTTTGATCTCTAAAATCTGGAATAATACATCCTGTCCATGCACCAACTAAAGTAACATTTGCAGAATTTAAGAAATTTTGAAGTTGTGTAGGTCGAATACCACTTGATGAAAAATATGTTGTATAATATGGATCAAGTGATAATGAATTATAATTTGTCCAATCTCCTTCAATTGCAATAACTTGAATAAAATAATCACTTATATAATCATATGGACGAATCCATTCATAAGGAATATTATCTGCAGAACCATACCATTCTTTTGCATAAACACCATATTGTGTTAAACCTTGAGCTTTTCTAATAATAAATGATAGTTTCTTAGTTCCAACATTTGCAATTTGAAATAATGGAGCATCAGAAGTACTACTAGCGCTATATTTATTATTAATAACTCCTTGAAGATAATCAGTATCAGGAGTCCAAAATCTTGTTCTATTAAAGAAATTAACAAATAAATCAGTTTCTGCTATTGAAGAATCATTTGCAGCTGAACAATCTAATCCTATTCCAAAACATTCTACTGTATCTAATGAATCCGGAGAATCATCTACATTTATTAGATTAAGTGCGAATACAGGAGCTGCTAATAAACATGTTTCTATTGATCTATGAAAGAATGATCCTTTTCTTTCTAGTTTACGGTCTAAGTCACCATAAAATTTTGAAAGGTCTCTATTAGATCTAATAAATACAGGTGTATTAAAAGGACCTTTTGCTGAAAAGCCAGGCACTAATCTTAATGATTGTGTTGTAACAATTATTCGTTCAGTTTGATCAATTTCAACAGTATAAACTCCAGCTGATTTAAATTGTGATAAATCTAATGCAATTCTTGACATATTATTTAGTTATTTTTATTCTATTTATTTTATTTATTCTTGGAATAAATGTTATTTTTATTATATATTCTATGTTTGAATACAAAAATTATCTATTTTTAAGTATAGACAAGTTTTAGTTAAAAAGTTGAACTAGGAGTATATCGTGGTTGATTATAAGGATTTATAATATTTTTTTCGGGTTTCATCTCTTCTTCATCAATAAATAGTGATTTAAACATATCATCGTTTAACTCTGATGATTCAGTATATTGTTGTAGTAACTCATTAATTAATTTTTTAATTGGTGATTCTTCCATTTCGTCTAAGAAATCAAATAACCAATCTTCATATTCAGGTTCTTCATATAAATGACTTACATTTATCGTACTCATAGCAATATCATCATGAGAGCCAATTCCTCTCCATCTTCCTCTTGAATCTTTTCCAAAAGCTTTAAATTCTTTTATTGTTTCTTTTTCATTTAATATTAATATTCTTTTATGAACTAATTTTTTTCCTAATTTACAAAAGAAATCTTTGTTTCCTGCAGTTACTTTAAACCCTGGTTTTCTTCTTGGTGATTTTTCACCAAGAATAGGTTTAGTATGATGTGTATGTAATATTGTAACGTCTTCATATTCTTCATGATGAGAAAATTTATCTAAAAAATATTTTCCATTAAAATTCATTTCAATTATAACCTTTGTAATTTCGGTTCCAAATTGGTCAAATGCAAGTGATCTTGAAACTTGAGCACAATTTTCTTCATCTTTAATATTATCTCGATATAATCCAACTTGAACTAATTTAAACATATTTTTAATAGTATATTCATCACTTCTAAGTTTTTTTAATTGAACTATACTTTTTGGTATAACCTGAAATATATTACATACATTATAATCATTATCTTTCTTTTCATCTTCATTTTTTCCCTCTCCTGTATCGATACTTAATACAAATCTATATAATTTTGAATTAAAATCAGCATTAGGATCAAATCTTTTATGCCATTTTAAATTTCTATATAAAAGATCATCTAATTCAGTTTTTTCTAAATCTTTAAATTCATATTCACTTTCTAGTTTTTTAATAAACAAAAGATCACTAGAACTTAATAATAAATTAGCGCTAGCTCTATTAAAATCTAAACCAAATTCTTGAGCAAAATTTTCTTCACCAAAATCTGCAATCATTTTTTCTTTCCATACTTCATCATGTCCAGGAACTTGCCACCAATCTACACGTATTGATTCAAATGAATTTTTTCCTTTTTGAGCACTATCCCAAATATCATAAAAAACATTATCATCACCATTAGGTGTAGAAGATATAACACATTGTGATACTTCAGATGAAGCAAGTGTTGGATAAACGGAACGCCAAAAATCCTTTGCAATAAAAGGCTGAATATGAGCAAATTCATCAGCATATAAAACATGAATTGTATAACCTATTTGTGCTGTTTTAGTTGTTGCCTGAGATGTCAAAAAACAACCATTATCGAGTCTCATTCCTCCTGCACCAATTGATATAATTCCAGGTTTTAAAAAAAATGGAAGACCTTTAAAAACATCTTTAACTTTAGTTACAATTTCAAATGCAGTATCTTGTTTATTAGCAAGAATAGCTAAATTTCTATCATTATGAAAACACATATACCATGCAAAATAAGCAGCAACAGTTGTAGTTTTTCCACTTTGTCGTGATTGCATCATTATCATATTACGAACTACAGGAACTATTTCTTCTTTTCCTAAAATATGTTTAGTTGTTTCTTTAGATAAAGATCTTAATATTTCTTTTTGATAATCACGTAATTTAACTATATGTCTACCTGTATCTGTTAAAAATCTACAATATTTTTCAACAAAATAAACTATATCATTCGAGCATTTATCAAATTCATCTACTTCTTCTGCTGTTAATTGATATAAAAGATTAGCAGCTTTTAATTCAATATCACTATTATGAAAACATGATAATTCAGCAGGCAAACCCATTCTGAGTTTTTCCAGTGATTGTTGAACAAGATTACTATTCCATACGATCGGTCCTGACATAAAATTTGATTTTAATTAACTTAAGTAGATATATCAGGAATTAATTTTGCATCATCTATATATCCTTCTTTATTGCCTTGTTGTTTTATTTTTTTGACGTTATTAATTAATTCTTTTGTTCCTC